TGCAATTATGGAAACAGAAGAAAATAAAATAGCCGAAGAAAAACCGGAAAACGGATTCGGCAAGGGTAGACCTAAAGGAGCAGTAAACAAGTCTACTAAGGTCGTAAGAGAGGCTATTGCAGAGCTATTGAGCCGTAATAGTCAATATATGGACAGATGGCTACAGAGGGTCGCAGAGGGCGATGAAGTCTTAGGCATGAAGCCTGATCCTTACAAGGCATTGGACATTATGCTGAAGATGAGTGAGTACCATATCCCTAAGCTGGCTAGGACTGAGGTGACGGGCAAGGATGGGGAAGCTCAAGAGATGGTCATTAAGTGGGGAGGAAAGAAATGAGTTACAAGCCGACTAACTGCCCTATGTGCAGCGCATTTCTGGTCAATAGCAAGTGTCTGAACTGCGGGTATCAAAAGACTGCATGACAGAGATCGTAATTGACTACGAGCCAAGGTCTCAGCAGCTAGAGATACATGATGCCATTGAGCAGCATCGTTTTACTGTGGTGGTTGCCCATCGTCGTATGGGAAAGACTGTTAGCGCAATCAATCACCTTATCAAGTCCGCTATCGAGTGCGACAAGCCAGACCCACGATTTGCCTACATTGCGCCTACCTACGGACAAGCCAAACGAGTAGCGTGGGATTACCTTCAGAAGTACACCAGACCACTAGGAGCTACCTACAATGTCTCTGAGCTTCGTGCTGATTTCTTTGGGCGTAGGGTTAGTCTTTACGGGTCTGACAATCCTGACAGCTTGCGTGGTCAGTATTTCGATGGCGTGGTTATCGACGAAGTTGGCGATCAGAATCCGAGAATATGGAACGAGATCGTCAGACCTGCTCTTGCCGATAGGCTTGGGTGGGCTTGTTTCATTGGTACTCCTAAAGGGGCTAACCATTTCGCTGAACTAGCGGACAGAGCCAAGACTGAGGAAGGCTGGAAGTTCCTAGAGTTCAAGGCTAGTCAGACCGGAGTTCTACCTGACTCAGAGCTAAAGGCTGCCTATCGAGAGATGGGGGAAGATCGCTATAACCAAGAGTTCGAGTGTTCCTTTAACGCAGCGGTTGAGGGGTCTTACTATGGCAAGCTCATTAATGATCTTGAGAGCAATGGTCGTGTTACTGACTTTCCTACTGACGGTCTGTGCCGTAGCTTCGCTGCTTGGGATTTGGGGATGGGGGATTCGACTGCGATATGGATTGCTCAGCTTGCCGGGAAAGAGGTCAGGCTCATTGATTGCGTAGAGAATCACGGCGTAGGACTGGACTGGTATGTGGGCTGGTTGAAGGATAACGACTATGGGAAGTTTGACCAGATATTGCCCCATGACGTGCAGGTTAGAGAACTCGGAACCGGAAAGAGCCGTAAAGAGGTGCTGGAGGAAGCGGGTCTTAGCATCACAGTCGCTCCGAGACTTAGCGTTGCCGACGGGATACAGGCTGTGCGACGTATGTTGCCTAGATGCTGGTTCAATCCGAGAACAAAGAACGGACTAGATGCGCTACGGAACTACCGCCGAGAGCATGATGAGCGTAGACAGATATTCTACGAGAAGCCATTGCATGACTGGTCTAGCCATTACTCAGACGCATTTAGATACTTAGCGATTGGTCTTGACGAGACAGATACTTCATGGCAGACATCGTTGCCAATTTCGACTAAATGGATTGTATAATGAGCAAAACTTAGGGGTTTGCTATGAAGATGGACGAAGGGCAGATCAAGAGTATTCTTGAGAATGAAATCGACAATGCGATTGGCTATGTCGATACCGAGACTACCGACCAACGTGCTAAGGCACTAGAGTATTACCTGCGTTACCCCTATGGCAACGAGGTAGAAGGTCGTAGCCAGATTGTTACCGGCGAGGTAGCAGAAGCTATTGACGGAGCATTACCACAACTTATCCGAGTCTTTACGACTACCGAGGATATTGTCTCATTTGAGCCTCAGACTCCAGACGATGAGGAGTCATCACGACAGGCTACAGACTACTGTAACTGGGTCTTTTACCGTGAGAATGACGGTCTAATCATCCTGCACAACTGGTTCAAAGATGCGCTGATGCAGAAGGTCGGCGTAGTCAAGGCGTATTGGGAAGCTAAGGAAGATGTCAACAAGGAAACTTACAAGAATCTGACTGAGGATGAGTTAGCTCTGCTCTTGAGTGATCCGAGCATTGAGGTAACTAGCCAGAAGGTTGAGATGCTTGATGGTGGCGTGGATATGATGGGGATGCCTATTCAGATTCCTATGTACACGGTCAAGGTTAAGACGGTTAAGAAGTACGGCTGTGTGAAGATTGAGAACGTACCGCCGGAAGAATTCCTAATTAGCAAGTCTGCACGAACCATTGAGGATAGTCCGTTCGTAGCTCACCGTCGTTTGATGACGCGCTCAGAGCTAACGGCTATGGGTTTCGATAAGGACATTGTGGAAGGTTTGCCTAGCTATGATGACCTTCAGTACACTCCTGAACGAGTAGCTAGGTTTTCTCAGGGTGAGCAGCCGGATGAGAACATCAGCCTCGACTACACGATGCAGGTGGTTGAGGTCTACGAGTGCTACATCCATATTGACGTAAATGGCGATGGTATAGCCGAGCTACGGAAGATTACCTATTCGGGCAACGAAATCCTCGATGACGAGGAATGTGACCTAGTTCCGTTCCACAGTCTCTGTCCAATTCCGATTCCGCATAAGTTCTTTGGTCAGTCGTTGGCAGACCGGACTATGGACATCCAGCTAATCAAGTCTACTGTTACGAGACAGATGCTGGACAACCTGTATCTGACGAACAATGCTCGTCTAGGCGTGGTTGAGGGTCAGGTTAATCTGGATGATGCGTTGAACGCTACTCCGGGTGGATTGATCCGTATGAAGTCCTCTGGTGCGATTATGCCGGTAGAGGTTCCTGCTGTAACGGCTCAGGCTTTCCCATTGCTTGAGTACATGGATGGTGTTCAGGCTAAACGGACAGGTGTTAATGACCAGCAACAGGGTCTTGATCCAGATGTGCTGAATAATGTTTCCGCTACGGCTATTGCAGCGATGATGAAGTCTAACTCTGGCAAGCTGGAGTTGATTGCTCGTATCTTTGCTGAGACAGGCGTTAAGAGCTTGTTTAAGGGGATTCTTCACCTATTGGGTAAGTATCAGGATCAGGCAAAGATTGTCCGTATGCGTGGCAAGTTTGTTACGTTTGATCCTAGATCGTGGACTAACCAGTACGACGTAGCCATTAACGTAGGTTTGGGTTCAGGGGATCGTGAGCAGAAACTAGCTATGCTCCAGATGATTATGGCTAAACAGGAGCAGATTCTGACTCAGTTTGGCGCAAGTAATCCGTTGGTTAGCGTTGCTCAATACCGAGATACATTGGCTCGAATGATTGAAGCGTCTGGTTTCAAGGATGCTAACGCTTTCCTTAACGAGATTTCTCCAGAGTTGAACGAGCAGTTATCTCAGCCACAGCCACCAGCACCGGATCAACAGGCTGAAGTAGCTCAGATGTTGGCTCAGGTAGAGCGTGAAAAGACCGAAGCTAAGACTCAGATCGAGGCTGCGAAGCTAGACCTAGAGCGTCAGTCGTTAGAGGCTGAGTTTACCCGTAAGGGCATGGAAATGAGCATGAAAGCCCAACAGCAAGAGGCTGACATGAGGATTCGTGAGGCTGAGTTAGCGGTTAAGCAGTTACAGGCTATCTTAGCGATGGACTTGGCTGATGAGGATACGAGAGCTAAACAGGCTGATATTGTCCTGAAGGCGATCAAAGAGCTAGGGAATCTGACTGCATAATGGGCTTGCTATCTGACATCGTTGGAATGATTGACCGAGCCAAGCAGAGTGCTAAGGCTAATGTTGGTCTATTGGTAAGTGATCCTAGAGAGTACATGGCTTCTCTAAACGATCAGGCTAGGGCGTTTAATCAGGCTTCTAACCTAGCGACTCAGGCTAAGTTAAACGAGATGAGAGGGCTTCTGGTGACTCCTGAACAGGCTTCTGCTAAGGAGTATGTGGATAGGGTGAATCAAGACTTAGCGATGGGCTTTGCTGGAACCACTAAAGTTGGGAATATTTCAGCAAAGGAAAAATTCCTTAAGCCTAGTGTAGTAAAGCAACGTGTTTATCATGGTACAACATCAACTGATGTGGCAAGACCAGAGGAAGCTATTGCGGAATTCCGTGGAAATAGGACTTGGTTTTCTGGCAACCCTGAATATGCAAATGTATACGCTGGTTCAGAAACGGCAAGCCATGGGATAGGAGGTTATGTTTTACCCCTTAATGCACAAGTAACTAATCCAAAGATTTTCCCAGCAACTCAAGAAGGATTTTCTGATTGGGGTAAAAATTCAAGATCAGATAGAGCATTGAAGGCAGAAGGTTATGATGGCGTACTTTTTTTAGATAAAGAAGGAAATTTAAGAACTGGTTATGTTTTTAGTCCAAATCAGCTTAAATCAGCCATTGGTAATCGTGGAACTTATGATGTGACAAATCCAAGCATTTTGGCGGCAGGAGTTCCATTAGGATTGATTGGGGCAACAGAGGTAGAGTTGCCAAAAAAGAAAAATAAAAAGGCTAAACAATGACTAAGGCATACTGGGCTGAGATACTCCTGAAAGACGAGAACTTTCAGCAAATGATGGAAGAACTCCGGTCTAACGAGATTGCCAAGTTCGCAACTAGCGATTATGGTCAAGTAGAGGTTAGAGAGTCTGCTTATCGTCAGTTGAGGGCATTAGAGTTGATTGAAACGTATCTCGAAGGGTTAGCGTCAGACAAGCTAATTGAGGAGAAGCGGTTAAAGATTTTGTAACCCGTTTCGGGCGGTTCCCGATATAATTTAGGAAAGAAAAGATGAGCGATACTCAAGGAACGACACCGGATTCCGGTAGTCCAGAGTTGAATGTAGGTAGTGCAGCTGACGCTATTTTGGGTCTTATGGGTGGGGAAGAAGGCTCCGAACAGGAACAACCTGAATCTCAAACCGAAGCCAACGATAGCGAAGCCGAATCTGAGGAATACGTCGCAGACGATTCTGATGAGGTAGAACAAGAAGATGAGCAGGATGAGCAAGAGGAGCCTCAGACGTTCCGGGTGAAAGCAGCCGGTGAAGAACGTGAGGTAACCCTTGATGAGCTTATCAAGTCTTATCAACTTGGCACAGACTATACAAAGAAATCGCAAGCCGTAGCTGAAGAACGTAAGGTAGTCGAGGCTGAACGACAGCGTATCGAGGAAGCCAAGTACTTACGAGACCAGTATGCGGAACGGTTGCAGGTTATAGAGCAGATGCTCAACCAGCAGCCAGAGACAGAGAATCTGGACTATTTGAAGGAAAACGATCCTATCGGTTATGCCGTGAAGGTCGCAGAACTCTCTCAACGGGAGAAGCAGTTAGCTCAAGTTCAAGCTGAACGACAGCGAATTGCACAGCAGCAGGAGCAGGAACGTCAGGAGCAGCTAGGGTCTGTGATACAGGCTGAGGCTCGTAAGCTGGCAGAGGTTATTCCTGAGTATGCTGACCCGAAGCGTGGTGATGCGATGAAGCGGGAACTTAGGGAGTTTGGACTCAAACTAGGATTCTCTGAACAAGAGTTAGCGGGAGTTTATGACTCTCGTGCAGTTCTAGCGTTATACAAGGCGATGCAATACGATAAGTTGCAAAGCTCTAAACCTGCCATCACGAAGAAGGTGAACGAAGCCCCGAAAGTTATGAAGTCGGGTGTAGGAAAGAGCAGAGACAGTAACGAGGAACTGAATAAGTTAAAGGCGCGAGCAAAGCAGACCGGAAGGGTTGCTGATGCCGCAAGAGCATTTGAACGATTCTTATAGGAACTATCATGCCTACATTTACAGCACATACCGCTATTGGTCAGCGGGAAGATTTGACCGACATCATCTATGACATCTCTCCTACTGAGACTCCTTTTATGAGTTCGGTTGGCAAGACCAAAGCTACAGCCGTTTATCATGAGTGGCAGACTGATAGCTTGGCTGCTGCTACTACTGCTAACGCAGCGATTGAAGGTGCAGACGCTACTTCGGCTACTCTGGCTCCTACCGTTCGTCTTGGTAACTACACTCAGATTATCCAAAAGACCGTTCAGGTTTCGGGTACTCTGGACACAGTAAACAAGGCAGGTCGTAAGTCGGAAAAGGCTTATCAACTGGCTAAAGCATCGGCTGAGATCAAGCGTGATCTGGAGACTATCCTGTGCGCTAACCAAGGTCGTTCGGCTGGTACATCGACTGTTGCTCGTAAGCTCGGTTCGCTGCTGTCATGGATCAAGACTAACTCTGACAAAGCCTCTGACGGTGCTGATCCAGCGACCATCGGTGTATCGACTCGTACTGACGGTACTCAGCGCACTTTCACCGAAGCTTTGCTGAAAACTGTTGTTGCAGAGGTGTTTACATCGGGTGGCTCACCTAAGATTCTGATGGTTGGCGCTTCTGGTAAGCAGAAGGTTAGCTCGTTTGCTGGTATCGCTGCACAGCGTTACATGGCTCCGGGTAACACTCCGACCACCATTATCGGTGCTGCTGACGTTTATATGTCTGACTTTGGCACGATGTCGGTTGTTCCTAACCGCTTCATGCGTACCCGTGATGCTCTGGTACTCGATCCAGAATACGCAGCATTGGCGTATCTGCGTCCGTTCCAGACTAACGATCTGGCTAAGACTGGTGACTCTGAGAATACTCAGTTGCTGGCTGAAGTCACTCTGGAAGTTAAGAACGAAGCAGCACATGGCATTATCGCTGACTTGGATATGTCGCTGTAATTAGTAGCAAATCCTCCTAGCCTACGGGCTAGGGGGAACTACGAAAGGATTTATGAGTAACCAGATACGGACTCAAACAGTATATGAGGACGGTGACGGTGGGATTGTCATCGAGACGAAGCAGGATGTTACCGAGATCGTTGAGGCTAACAAGGCTCAGTTAGATTTCGATAAAGAGCGCAAAGGGCATCTAAACGATCTGCACCATGTTGCCAGAATACCCTTCACGGTTATTGATGTACTTAACCAGATGGGGATTATGAAGGGCTTCAGGGTGATTGATGACGTTGGATTTGCCAAGTGGCTGAATGATCCTGATAATGCTGTCTGGAAAACGTATCGAGGTACAGTATGAGAGTTGGTGTTTGCGTTCCTGCAAGGGATGAGGTTCACACGGCATTTGCGTTCGACTTTGCGAAGATGGCTGCACATGATGCGTCTGTCCGATGCAAGGATGGTAAGGGTGGTTTAAGCCTTTATACGATGCCGGGAACGCTGATATTTGACCAGCGTGAGAAGTTGGCAGAGGTAGCGTTGAAAGAGGGCTGTGATGCGTTGTTCTTTGTGGACAGCGATATGCGGTTTCCTCCTGACATCATTACTATTCTGCTGAGTCGTGAAGTGCCTATCGTTGGCGTTAATGCGACTACAAGAAGGAAGCCTGTAACACCTACGGCTAAGATGATGACGAAGTATATGGACGGTGATACGTTAGTCCATAAATGGGAGAACATCGATAGTCGTGGTAAAGAGGGTATTGAGGAAGTTACAGCGATTGGGTTTGGTGCTGTACTGATCCGCAAAGAGGTATTTGAAAAGACTGGCAGACCTTGGTTTGATGCTGGATGGGGTAAGAATGGAGTCTGTGGCGAGGATGTTTATTTCTGCGTCAAGGCTGCATCAGAAGGATTCCCGACCTACGTTGACCATGAACTGTCCATGCACATTCGACACATAGGAACCTATGAGTACGGATGGAAAGATTTTGAGCAATTAGAGGAATGATATGCCGTTTACTTCCTATTCGGACTTAAAGACTACGGTAGCAAGCTATCTAGCCCGTAGTGATTTGACCACCGTCATTCCTGACTTTATCCGACTAGCTGAAGAACGGCTGAGACGAGACATTCGGACTCGTCAGATGCTTGTGGTTGCCACAGCGACAACGACTGGCGGTGACTCTACGGTTGGATTACCGACTGATTTCTTAGAGATGCGCGACATACACCTGAACACTAATCCGGTGTTTACGTTGCGCTACAAGGCTCCTAACAGCTTCTATGAGACTGCCAGAACGACTGAGAGTGGCAGACCTGTGGACTATACGATTCTCGGCTCTGAGATTCAATTAGCTCCTATTCCAGATACCACTTATACGTTGCAAATGTTGTATTACTCTAAGCCTACGCTACTGAGTGATACGAATACGAGTAACACTTTCCTAGCGAACTATCCTGATGCGTTGCTGTATGCCGCTTTAGGTGAGGCAGAGCCGTATCTAATGAATGATGCTCGTTTGCAAACATGGTCGGCTTTATATGATCGTGCGATAGCAGCTATCAATACGTCTGACCAGTCGAGTGAGTACAGCGGTCAACCTATGTCAATGTCTTATAACGTGAGGTAAATCATGGCAGAAATGAGTACATACCTCGAAGATGCGCTGATTAACGCGACTTTGAGAAACACAAGCTACACCAGTCCGGCTACGGTTTATGTGGGTCTGTTTACTAGCGATCCGACTGATGCTGGTAGCGGTACAGAGGTATCAGGTGGGTCTTATGCTCGTACAGCGGTGACGTTTGGTGCGCCTAGTGACGGTGTGACTACGAACTCTGGTGCTGTGGAATTCCCACAGGCTACGGCTTCATGGGGTACTGTTGGCTGGATTGGTATTCACGATGCTGCTACTAGCGGGAACCTGTTGTATCACACGGCTCTGGATACATCCAAGACCATCGATAACGGTGACATTTTCAAGATTGCTATCGGTTCTCTGTCAGTAACGCTGGCGTAAGGATAGATCATGCCTTTAGTCGTAAAGGACAGGATCAAGGAGACCAGTACGACATCGGGTACTGGTACGCTGACATTAGCTGGTGCTGCTAGTGGCTTTCGTTCGTTTGCTGACATTGGCAACGGAAACACGACGTACTATGCGATTGTCGATAGCGTTGCTAATACTTGGGAAGTCGGTATCGGAACGTACACATCGTCTGGTACGACTCTCTCTAGGGATACGATCCTCTCTAACTCCTCTGGTACTACGGCTGCGATTAACTTTGCGGCTAACAGCAAGGACGTATTCGTAACGTATCCTGCGAGTAAGGCTGTCTATGGGGATGCTTCAGACATTGCCTATGATGCTCATTTTGCTGCGTCTAACGGTATTTACCTGAACTCTAAGACGGTAGCTACATCTCTGACATTGCCAACTGACTACAACGGCATGAGTGCTGGTAACGTCACATTGAACACAGGTGTAACGGTAACGGTTCCGACTGGTGCTAGATGGGTGATTGTGTAAATGTTCGGGATTAGCGCATTTGCTCAGAGTCCGTATGCCTCACTAGGTGGGGCTGTACTGTTTGGCGATGCGAGTGTTACGGCGAGTGCTACGGTAACGGCTAATGCTTTCCGTATCAGGTTTGCAAATGGTAGCGTAACTGGTGAAGCGACTGTAACAGCAGACGCTATTAGGATTCAGAACGCTGCTGCTGCGATTAACGGTACGGCTACGGTAACGGCGCTAGGTGGCATTGTTGCATCAGCCTCAGCGAGTGTTACTGGTCTAGCTACGGTTACAGCGGCGGGTAACGTGACTTATGCTGGTGCTGGCTCTGTCAATGCTACTGCGACTGTCACAGCGATAGGGATTCGAGTTCAGTTTGGCGATGGATCGGTTAGCTGTACTGGTACGGTTACGGCTGATGGTATTCGGATTAGGACATTCTCGGCAGACATTACCGGAGAGGCTACAGTTACGGCTAACGGTGGTGTTGAGTACGAAGGATTTGCTTCTGTTTCCTGTGAGGCAATTCTTAGCTGCGTTCCTAGTGGTGTATTTGCTGGTGTTGGCAATGTAGTATGCACGACTGTATTTAGCGGTAATGCGTTTATTGTGGGTGAGGAATGGTCGGATGTTGCTCCTCAGTCGAATACATGGACACCTGCTAATGCTGACTCTAATGTATGGGTTCCTGTGTCTGCATCGTCGGATACTTGGACTGAGGTTTCAGCTAACAGCAATACATGGACTCAGGTATCAGGATCAACGAATAGCTGGACGAGACAATAATGGCTAAATCAAAGATTATGTTTGGCGAGTGGTTGCCAGATCAGCCCGGAGTTTCAGGGGCTGTAACGGATGCGGTGAACTGTTATCCGGTAGCTAACGGTTATGCGCCATTTCAGGGTGAGGCTAATTACTCGAATACGGCTGGTGCTGATTTGCTAACGAGTTTCGCGGGTCGGTTTGGTAGCGTGATTACGGTATTTGCGGCTAGTGCTTCTAACCTGTACAAGTTTGATGCTGGTGATACGTCACTTGATCCGCTAACGACTACGGGTTACTCGAACATTGAGTATTGGGATGTTACTCAGTACGGTAACAAGATGATTGCTGCTAACGGAGCAGACAAGTTACAGGCTTATGAGCTAGGGGTTAGCACCTATTTCGGTGACTTAGCGGCTGCTGCTCCAGAGGCTCGGTATGTAACGGTAGTTAAAGACTTCGTTGTAGCGGCTAATGTTGCTGGTGGAAACGAGAGTACGGTCTACTGGTCGGACATTAACGATGAGACTGACTGGACTCCGGGTGCTGCTAGTCAATCAGATACTCAGGTAATCCCTGACGGTGGGGATATTACGGGTCTAGCAGGTGGTGAATTCGGTCTAATCTTCCTAGAGAGGGCTATTTACCGGATGACCTATGCTGGTAGCCCGTTCTTTTTCCAGTTTGATGCCATTTCTAGGACGTTGGGGTGTTTAGCTCCGGGTTCTGTAGCTCAGTTTGGTGGGTTGACCTACTTCCTAGCGGATGATGGGTTCTACATGACCAATGGCGAGTCAATGACTAACATTGGCGAGGAGAAGGTAAACCGTTGGTTCTTTGATAGAGTGCAGAGAAGCAACATGAGGTATGCGATTTCTTCTGCTGTGGAACCAATTAAGAAGCTAATTATCTGGTGTTATCCGTTGCAGTCGGGTGGATTTGAGTTATTGGTCTATTCGATACCCTTGCAGAAGTGGTCTTATGTCCAGACTACGGCTGCTGCTATCAATACGCTGATGACTGCGACTGTTACGCTGGAGAATCTTGATAATTACTCAGCAAGTCTGGATGCTTTGGTGGTTTCGCTAGACGATCCTCAATGGGCAGGTGGTATTTTGATCTTTGCAGGGGTAAGTGGTCAGCGAATTATCACGTTTGGTAACTCTAAAAAGACTGCGAGTGTCGTATCGGGTGATATTGACGTTGGCAGGTCTACGGTACTGCTGGCAAAGCCGATTGTGGACGGTGGAAGTGCGTCTGTAGCGGTAGCGAGTCGGGATTTGTTGTCAGATCAGGTACTTTTTGGCGATGCGGTAGCTGCTGACGCTGAGAATCGGTGTTCTTTGCGGTCTAATGGGGAATATCACCGTATTAAAGTGACTGCTACTGGTACGAATTGGAAAACATTGGTTGGAACTGAGGTAGAAGTTGTGCAGCAGGGTACTCGATGAGACGTATTCAATTCCAGACGTTACCTGTATTTGGTGGAGACCAGAGACAGGTTGCTGAGGTTGTTCGTGGTGCTATGAATGGCAAAACGAATAACACCGGAGAGGTTACGTTAGCTACAGGGAACGCTACTAGCACTACCCTTTACGATGACCGTATAGGCTTTGACAGCCTTATATTCTTCGTACCCTTATCTGCGGCTGCTGAGGCTGATTCAGCACCTTACGGAGCGTTTCAGGACACCACAGACCAAACCGCTGCTAATACGACAACTGCCTATGCTGTTACGCTTGATACGACAGACTATAGCAATGGAGTTTATGTTTCTAATAGTTCTCGTCTTAATGTCAGGAATTATGGAATTTATAACATTCAGTTTTCTATTCAGCTAAAGAATACGACGAACGACTCTCAGGATGCGGATATTTGGTTCAGGAAGAACGGAACTAACGTAGCGGGGTCTAATAGCCGGTTCTCGATGCCAGCGAGAAGAAGTACAGGTGATCCTAGTCACTTGATTGCTGCGATGAATTTCTTTATGGAAATGAACGCTGGAGATTATGCTGAAATAATGTGGCGAGTAACTGATGTAGGTGTTTCTATTGAGCATTATCCTACGAGTACGAGTCCTACAAGACCAGCTGTACCTAGTGCTATTGTTACGCTGCATTATGTAGCACCATCAGCAACGACGAACCTGTATGTTTCTACACAACAACAGGGTGAAGCAACTATTACACATTGGGCAAATGCTACAGCAGACAAAACTTACGGATATATCGTTGTCGGTTGAGTTCCGATACATACCAGTCGATCAACTAAGGAACTGGTGGGGAACTATTAAACCGGGATTAGAGAAGGTAAAGACTCGGAGTCCTGAGAACTGGATTGTTGAGGACGTTTACACGGACTGTTTTAACCAGAAGGCTATGCTGTGGGTGGTCTTAAAGGATCAGCATTTCGCGGGATTCTTTATCTTGCAGCCGATTGGTAATGAGTGCCATGTATGGGCTGCTTGGACGTTAGAAAATGATTATCAACTGGTAGATTCAGGGTTAAAATACATAAAAGACATGGCTCGTCAAGCAGGGATGAAATACCTGACGTTTTCGAGTCATAGGCATGGATGGCAGAGAAGGGCGAGAGCATACGGTTTCCGTCCTAGACGATGGATTTGCGAGGTGTGATATGGGTGGTGGCGGCGGTACTCAAGAGAGTAAAACAGAGATCAGCCCGGACTTTAAGCCGTACATAACGTATAGCTTAGGTGAGGCTCAGAGGCTCTATAAGGGTATGCCAGAGGCTCCTGAGACCTTGGCAGTATCTCCATCAGCAGCGACTCAGCAAGCTCTCCAGATGGCTCAGGAACGGGCTATTGGTGGTTCTCCACTACTACGGTCTGCTCAGGCTGAACAACTGGCTACGATTGAAGGTCGTGGCGTTAATCCGTTTCTAGGTGGGGCTTTGGAACAAGCTAACCGTCTAGCGGGTGAACAGTACACACGGAATATTCAGAATCTACAGTCTAAGGCTTCGTCTGCTGGTCGTTATGGATCGGCGGCTATGGGTCAACAGGCTGGAACTTCTCAAGACATCTTTGCTCGTGCTTTAGCGGAACAAGGTGGTCAACTAGCGTATTCGAGTGCTGAAGCTGAGAGAGCTAGACAAGTTGCTGCTGCTCAGGCTGCTCCACAGATGGCTGCTGCTGACTATGCTGACATTCAGCGTCTGCTTCAGGTTGGTCAAGGTCGTGAGGGTTACGAGCAACAGGCTATTCAGGGTCAATTGGCTGCTCAAGACCTTCCGATGCAAAGATTGCAACGTGCTGCGAATGTATTCTATGGTGCGCCATTGGAAACGACTACGACTTCTACTCCGCAGGGAGGTAAATAATGGGTGATCCGGTAACTATGGCGATGATTGGTGCTGGCGTAGGTGCTGTCACTAATCCTAAGAAGCCTCTACAGGGTGCGTTGTTAGGTGGTGCGTTAGGTGGCTTTGGTGGTGCTGCGATGGGTGCTGGTAACGCTGCTGCTACTACAGCGATGAAGGGTGCTGTTATGCCCGCTGCTGGTAGTGCTACTACGATTACTCCGATGACTGCTGGAGCTACATTCAATCCTGCTGCTGGTGGAACAATAGCAAACTTTTCAATGCCTACGATGCCAACTTATGCGGCTACTGGTGGATCAACGGGGCTTATCGGTTCAGCAACTGCACCTGTAACGATGATGGATCGTTTCAAGGCTTTGGGTCAGTTTAACCGTGAAAACCCGATGGTCGGTCAGGTAGGCTCTAGTGCGTTCCAGAGTCTAAACGAGCCTCAGCCTATGGCAGCATCTATGCAGCCGGGATTAATGAGAGGTAATCCGATCCCTATGGAACAACAGCAAACGGCTATGCTCCAGCAACCACAGATCAGTCTCATCTAAGGTGACGTATGGCTATTGAAGATTACATTCCGAATATCTTTGGATCGACTCCGCAGGCTTATCAGGGGCTTCTTACGCCTCAGCAAAGTGCTGGCTTAGAGAAACGAGCAAACATTGGCGGCTTGCTAGGTTCCCTTAGTGCTTTGTCTCAGGGTATGAGTCCACAAGGCTATCGTCGTTCTCCATTGCAAAATATTTTGACTTCATTGGCTGCTGGTTATGGGGCTGCTGGTCAGACTTACGAATCAGGTCTTAATCAGGTCAGTAATGCAATGAAGTTGGCGCAATCACAGCGTCAGCTAACTGGTTTGGCTGCGATGAAACAGGCTAATCCTGATATAGCTTATCTTGCTGATGTCAGTCCGGATGAGTTTGTACGTCTTGTATCTGCTCGTGAGAGAGCAAAAAGGTATGGGCTTTTGACTAATCCTAATGCTGCGCCTAGTGCCGCTACTAATGCTGTGCCTAGTGCTGCTCCTGCTGTTGTTGAACCTGCTCCTGAACCTGCTGCTCCGGCTGGTCTAATAGCTTCTGATGGCGGTGGATTTTTGAGTGGTAATTACGGTAGCATTGGAACAGGTACTGTTCAACCAGCACCTGCTCCTGCTGCTCCTCCTCCTGCTGTTCCGAGTCCTGCTGCTCCAGTACCTGCGCCTAGTGCTGCTACTCCTTCCGCTACAAAAAATATTTTAGTAAGTCCTGAAGATCAAGCAAAATCAGATCGCCTACATGCGGCTGCTGTTGAGGCAGACTTATATGGTGATAAAGCTATTGGGGATGAGTATAGAAGGCAAGCTAAGATTTTGAACCCCGATGAAACCATCACATATAGAGATGGGTATTTAGTTTCTAGTCGGCGTGGTGTACTAATGAAAGTCTTAGAAACTAAAACCTTGACTCCAGCAGAAGCTATTGCAGAGCGATTGCCTACAGATAGAGGACAAGTTTATCAGCGTGATCCTAGTGGGAAAATCTCTAGGATTGAGGGTACTGAGTCTACTGAGTTGGATAAAGCCGAACTTCTGAAGATTTTGCCGGGTCAATTTACGAATATTTATCCGACTCTAAGGAATAGAGCAGATAATCTTATTTCTAGAGCTTCAAAATTGACTAGGGATCAGATCAATGAGGAAACTAAGGCTATCTTAGATGCTGATTCTAAGATTCTTGCTGACCTTGATCCTAAGTTGCAAGCAGCAGAAAAGGAACGACGTAAGGCTAGCGCTACTGTTCTTTACCCTCCGGGTGCTGTAGTTCCGGGTAAAGAGGGTTCAAATATTGTTGACAAAGAACTGCTGACACTTGGTGCTGGTCGTATGCAGTTGCAAGGGATTGCTCAAAAGTTTGATCCTAAGTATTTGACTGCTGGTTTCAAAGTAAAAATGAAATACCTTGGAACAAAAGAATTTTTAACTGGGAAATTGGCAGCAGAAGATCAAGCAGAACTAAGCGACTATGCTGCATTTAGTCAAGATGCTTACGGTCGTTTGAACTCTTATATTAACGAGGTTACTGGTGCTGCTGTAGGTTCTGGTGAGGAAGAAGCTCGTATTCGTAAGGGTGTTCCAGATCCACAGAAAGATAGCCCAACTGAATTCTTGGCTAAGTTGCGGAACAAGATTCAGGAAGGTCGTTTGTTTGAGGCTCGTCTTGCATACATTAAGAGCAAAGGCTTGAAGAAACTGACTGATGTTAAGGTTGATGACGTTCCTAGATTGATGAGAGAAAGAGAAGATCAGATTTATAGAGAAAATAAATTTGATAAAAAGAACAAAGATCATCAGGAAGTTGTTAAAAGGGTATTGGCTAGAGAATTTGGGTTACTGGAGTAATCATGGGTGCTACGGAAGAACTGCTTTACTCGTTTCCAGTAAGAAAAGCATCAGATCAAGTAAGTGCTACGGATCAGTTGCTTTATGGAACTAAGGCTACATCTGGCAAGCAAGTAGGTACTGGTGAATTTGCTCCGATAGAGAAGCCTCCTGTAGCTATTTCAGAGCCTTCTATGGGTGCTGGTGCTTTGACATCGTTCATGGCTGGTGTGCCTACAGATAAACAGGCTGCTATTCGATTCTTTGCCCAACGTCGTGGTATTCCAGAGAACCGTTATCAGGTCATTGGTGGCGATATTGCGTATCAGGCTGATGATGGCAAGTTCTACAAAGAGGTATCCGGCTTAGGTGCTACTGCTGCGTACTATGCTCCTGACGTTATGGAGATGGTTCCTGACGTTACTGCTGGTGTTGCATTGTCTCCATTGGCTATAGCTAGCCCGTTAGGTACTGCTACCGCTGCTGGTGGTGTTGGTGCTGTGGCTGCTGGAACGAACTATCTGCGTCAGAAGATTGCAGGGAAGATTGCAGGTCAAGAGCTTGACCCGTTCCAAGTTGGTCTATCTGGTCTATTGTCTGGTACTGCTGAGTTAGCTCCTGCTGTTCGTAAGGGCTTCCAAGAACGTAGACTGGCTAGGGATATTGCTCAGGTTGATCCTAATCTAGTTGCTTCACTCAGGGCTAAATCAGGTCAATACGGTATCCCATTGACTCCGGCTGAGTTGACCAACCTATCGTCGTTACTAAGCCAGCAGAAGGTT